AATAAGAGCAATTGTTGGTTTAGAATCCGCATAGCATTAGCCGGGGTATGAATCTCCCTTGCAAAGTTCCCTAGAATACCCTGCCTTTTTGCAGTTTCCATTAGTTGTAGATATCGTATTTGGGATTTTTCATATTGGGTCATGGTTTCGACATTCTCTTCTATCCCATGTCTAAGAGCGGCTAATTTCAAAGTGGCCTCCGACATATCGAATCCCCATTCCCTCATGGGTCGAGGTTGACCGGCCAAGGCGCTTTGTAGTTTCTGCATAGCCACTTCGTAATCAACATTAAAAATGGTAGCCAGATCATAACCTAACTGTGTTAGATTCTTGGACATAACCGTTGCCTTGTCTGCCGCTATACCGAAACCAGTAGCCATGTTCTGAAATACGGCTTGGAATCTGATCCATTCGGAAGGGTCTACCCCGAAAGCATCATATACTTTATTTGCGAAATCTAACGCTTCGTCGCTCGCACCCCGCATTGTTACTCTAAACAAATTCAGATTTTCCACATAGTCGTTACTTTCTTCAGCCCAATCTGCCATTTGCCTAGCAACTCTACGCACTGCAAAATAGAGGACTCCTAATTTTACTTTCAACTGGCTTATCCCCGTACCCATTACACCAAAAGACTTACCTACCCTCTTATTAGATGTAGATAATCTCTCGTTCTGTGTAATAAGCCTTTGAATCCGGGAAGGAAACGCACTAAATCCGGCGGCAACTTTATTCATTTCATCAGCCAAAGGCTTCAACGCTACAACAACTCTATTTATCTGAGTAGCAAACGCACTCATATCAATAGTGGCCAGTTGCTTAGTGATCTCCGGCAACTTTTTCAGTGAATTTATAGTGGAGTTAAGGTTTGACTTACCTATGGACTCCAATGGTTTCAACGCCGAAACGAGCTGAGATATTTTAGCGGAGGGGTTCTGCATCGTATTCACAGCATCGTTTAATTTCTTGAGCTGATTGATTACGGCAGTAAGACCCACTCCACCTCTGGACGCAGCCTTAAGCCTACCGAGAGAAGCTGTCAACGCATCTAAGCCGTTTACAGCTTGTTGTGAGTCTTGCGTTATTTCTATTTGTAAACTATCAATCGTGGTGGACATCTGCGCTCACTTCCTCTCGTTTAACATTATCTGGTACATCCAGTTGCGATGACCATGCCATAAATACCGCCATTGCTTTCTTACGATTTTCTTTCTCTATAGTTTCCTTACGCTCTTTGATTTCTTTATCTGAGATGGCATAAGGTTTATCCGGATACGGGTGTGGTTTCGTACCGCTTTTAGCAAAAGCATGTAATACGGGTGACACACAACATAACGCTTCGTAGATATACATTCCTTGAAGCCATAATTCTTGATTCTTTCGAGCATTTTTCAACTCATTAGCTTTACGGTAATAAACAACCAATTCACAATCCTCATTCCAATACTGGTCGTAGGTCATACCTATTGACAAATAAAATGGAAATTGATTGTAAAATTGCTCGGTATAAGTGGGGAAGGGAGCTGAGTTTACCAGCTCGCCCCCCAAGTTACGTTTCCCTCATCTTCGTCGGGTTCATCCATGAGAGCCATGATCGGTTCGTTATACATTTCAGCTAACTTACCGATCAATTCTTGCTTGTTGGTAATTTTGTCGAAAATCTTGTCAATCACCTCACGCTTTACATAGCGATGATGAGCGAGAAATGCTCCTGCAAACAAAGTCGGAAGAGTGGATACCGGTTTTTCCGCAATCTCACTTGCTATGAAACCCTGTTTTTCCATCGTTTCTATAGACTTTCTTGTAAACTCAAGAACATATTCCTTACCTTCGAATTCAAAAGTAATCTGTTTAGCCATCGTTTAATTCCTCCGTTACTCCGATTTCAAAGTAGGTTTAGTAGACGGTGCGATACTGATTTTCATTTCAGTAACGGCGTTTACACCGGCTCCCGTAACCCAAACATCATGCTCGCCCTGCCATTCAAAAATACCTTCTGAACCGGCTGTTCCGAACTCAAGAGCGTAATACAGTTCTGTATGCGCATCGGCTAGCACAGCTTCGTAATCAGCTTTGGTATAATTTGCTGTGAACTCCATAGCGCTCATAGACTGAATGCCGTTGATATACGTCTGAGCAGGATCAGAAAGAGTAGTGGTTTCAAGCAACTCGGGAGCGCCACCGAGGTCTGGAAAATCTTTAATGTCGACTGCTTTTGTCAGCTCGTTGGGGTTGTCTCCCCATTTCAAGGTTACGCCATAGGTACTAATAGCCATAATATTTACCTCCTATAAATTGTTTTGTTGGTCGATACGACCGCCTTATATCTGCCGACCATTCTATAAATGGTGGCATCGTCTAAATTTGGAATAGGTTCTTTTGTTGTTCTTGTGAACCCCAACTTTTGAAACTCAGTGTCAATGAGGGAAAATATAGCTTTACATTCACTCTTTTTACCGGTCTGTTTGTTAGAATACACGTTTACTTCGTACATCAGAGAAGCATGATTTTCCAAGCTTCCGCTATCTTGCGTTCTTTCAAGGGCGCTGTTGCTTTTTTCCTCAATCATTACTGCTGGAAATTTTGCAGGAGATTTCACATATTCGCCGTAGACAGATATAGGATCGAATTTTTCTCTTAATGCTTCTACTATCGTATTATAAACTTCGTTTTCTATATCGATCATCGTCCGAACACCTCCCCCGCTATCCTCTCGCAAGCGTTTTCGAGTTCTCTTGCTGTGTTATACATAAATGGTCTACTTGGCATACCTTTCGTCCATTGCATACGCCCGGTGTTATCATTAAAATACCACCATCCGCTGTCACCGTGATTGTTTATGTCATATCTCCAATTGTCAGGAGAAGGATGAGGTTGATTTTTACCAACAATTCCTGTACCGAATTCAACATAAACTGCATAAGGCGCCCCCGCTTTAATTATCCCTACACCCACCGATGGGCTGAAATAACCCTCTATGCTTGATTCAAGTTCGCCTGTGTACCATGCTCCGAGTTCTCGTACTTGAGCTTTTGCAACTTGAACCCCATAATCGGTAAGCTCTTCAATGAGTAAATTAACCTTTTCCGTTAATTCTCTTTTGTATTTCTCAATATCCTTAATAACTCTACCTATATCTTTAGGGTTCAATTTAATAGTGTATTTAGGCACTTACATTCACCTTACTCACCGCATAGGATATACTGTTTAAACTTCTGGCCACCTTCTTGACAATGTAATCGTGAGGTTTTTCAGTGTCTAAGCTGTCAATCCATAGAATTGAATTCTCATCTATGGGACAATCCATATCGTCGGTAATCATTACTTTGTCATAATTCTCCATTTCACCAAATTGTCGTGTTGCACTTTCACCTCTAGCCGCTGACACGTTTATTCTCATGGTCGCAGCGTCGGAGTATACAATTCTGTACTCACCCGTCCGATTACCATACTCGTCTAAGAGTTCTTCCTTACCAACATAGAGTTTATATTTTATCTTTTGTTTATTGCGCTCAAGGACTCTCATCCTTAAATCACCCCCACGTACGGGGTTATCCCTCGCATAAGACTTTCGGGTACATCGGCGCTTTCGTATGTGCGGTTTATGCCGTTTTCGTTATGTACTATTTGTCCCTCAGCGCCTCTCTTGTTGTAGAGGTAAACCGCTATTTCAACTTGTTTAGTTTCGTAACGAGCCGGAACCTCTGTAACCGTTGGGTCATAGGGATATACTCTGTCGAGAATCTTTTGAGCGGAAATGGATAGGAGCGTGAGTAGCAACGCATCCTCATCCGTTCCGCTTATACCAAGCAAACTTTTTAACTGGTCGAGTTTTGAGTTTATATCTGCCACTCACGCCACCTCCCTTTTACTATTCTGCGGCAACTACTTTCTTAGCGTTGGAAAGAACTTTACCTACGGCAGTGCCACTTGCTGTAACTTCGCATTTAATGAACTTATCTACATCTGCTACGGTAGGAGTATAGGTTGCAAAAGTAGCACCTTCTATATTGGTGTAAGCTCCGTTCGCACTATTGGCTATCTTCCACTGATACGCCAGCGTCGGATCATTGGTAGGAATTCCCCTATAGGTGATGGTCAAA